TGTTCGCTTACACCAAATTCCTCTGCCATTTCCTTAAACGTGCGCAGGGGTTTTCTATAGATTCGATCTGCTTTTTTTGGAAGTTGAAGCAGTTTTCTCATGCGTCCCCCAGCAGCCTGACGGCATCATCCACGCTGCGGCAAACCCCCGCCACGCCCCCGGCCTGCCGGATCGTGGCGAGGAACTCTTCCTGCCCGGGGCGCATGCGCCCAGTGCGCGACTTGACCTCGATGGCCAGCGTCCTGCCGTCGCGCAGTACGCCCATGATGTCCGACATACCCTTTGCGGTGTTGGCCCGCACGTAGCGCATGCTGCCGTCACGGTTGCGCTCGGCAAACGTGCCGCTGTTCTGCCTCCAGACCTGCGCCACGCGAGGGTGGCGCTTGAGAAGCGACATGATGGCCCGCAGAATCTCTGCCTCTGACGGCTCTGCGCTCGGCTTCGCTGGTGCGCGTTTCCGAGGCTCTGGCGGTATCGGCAGTTCGCGCCGCGGCTTGCCCCAGATGGCGGCGAGAGTGTCCTCGCTGCGCTGGTGATCCTGCATGACCTCGCGCAGGGTGCGGCGGCCTCTCATCGCTTCGCCCCTTGCGCGGCGCACCGCGCCGCATACACCCAAACTGACGGCGCCTGCTCATACGCCTGCCGCGCGGTCGCGCCCACCTCCGCTTGGCGCGTAGCCCTGTACCACACGTTGTTTTTGTTGATCGCATTTGCGACCACCAGACCGGACCGCTTCAAATGCAGCAGGTATCTGTTGGCCGCGTTTTTCTGCACGCCCAAGTGGGCGGCCACGTTTGCCGTCGTCACCGGCTGGTGGTTCATGACGATGTGTAGTGCGTCGCGTTGTCGGGGGGTCACTTTGTCCTCCTGTCGGGGCCGCAAGTGTCAGCCCGCCGACTGCCGGCAGTCAACCGGCGCAGAATGACCCCGTGATTCTGTCAACAATAGTCACGGGGCGGCACAAAGTGGCATGATGCGTCGGCGCCGATGCGAGCGCGACACAGGAGTCCAGACAATGTACACGACGACCTACGGGCCTGGCGATGAAGCCACGTGGCCCACGTTCCCCGCCGGCTACAACGGCGACCACCCGAACGAAGCCGAGGCCCGCGATCACTTGCTGGCTTGCCCGGCAGACTGGCAGCTATGGCTCTCGGTGGTCTCGCAAGCCCGCGAGGGCGCGGCATTCGACGTTGTGAATGTGCGCGAGGAAGACATGGCCTCGGCTCACGCAGACGTCCTGCTGGCATGCCTGTTCGCCGGCACGCGGGCGCAGGCTGATGCGGCTCGGTTTGAACTGCAGTCGCGGTTTCTGGCGCACAACGAGCACCGCGTCCAGCAGATCGCGGACTCCATGTTCGCCTGCAGTGAACCCTCTGACCCGTATGAATGGGAGATTTGAGATGACCACCATCCACATCCACCAGATCGTCAGCATACGCGCCGACCGTCGCATCAGCGCTGAGGGCTATACCTGGCGGCACATCGTCCTGACGGACGCTGACGGCCGCGAGACGAAGATCGCGCTGTTTCCTGCCAGCGAGGGCAAGCCCGAACAGATCAGCATCACTGACGAGGAGCGGCCGGAATGATCCTCGAAACCGCCACCCAGCGCGATGCGGACTGGTACGCCGCCCGCATCGGCAAAGCCACCGCATCCCGGTTCAAGGACGCCATCGCCACCAAGAAGCAGACTGAAAAGCAGAAGAAAGACAACCTGCCCGGCGACCCCATGCAAGCGCAACTCGACTACTTAACCGAACTGGTTGTCGAGCGCCTGACGCAGCAACCAGTGCAACGCTACGCCACTACAGCTATGCAATGGGGCACCGAACAGGAGCCGGCAGCGCGCGCAGCCTACGAGCGCACGACCGGCGTCAGCGTCGAGGAAACCGGCTTTGTCGCCCACGACACGCTGCTGGCGGGCTGTTCGCCTGACGGCTTAGTGGACTGGGACGGGCTGATTGAGATCAAGTGCCCGTTCAACAGCGCCGTCCACATCGAAACGCTGCTGCGTGGCATGCCCGACGAGCACCGCGCGCAGGTACAGGGTCAGATGTGGATCACTGGCCGCCAATGGTGCGATTTCGTTTCCTTCGACCCTCGGATGCCTGAGCCGCTGCAGCTGCACGTTCAGCGCATCCAACGTGACCCGAGCTTTATTGCCGACCTGGAAGCCAAGGTGACGATTTTCCTGCAGCAGGTCGGCACCCAAGTCGAGGCGCTGCGGCGTCTCGCAGAAAGCAAGCAATGAGCACTGAGAAGCCCAAGCGGCCCTACGTCCGCACCGTCAAGGTTTACGTCGTGAGCCACCCCGACCACATGGACCGCCTGATCCGCGCCATCAGCGCAGCCGAGGCGATCCGCTACGCATCGTCGGGCTACGAGGCCAAGCTCGCCACGCAGGACGACATCATCGCCCTGATGGGCGGCGGCACGCCCGTCGAGACGACTGTGGCTGCGTCCCGCGTTCCCGGCGTCGACGACGACGGCATGCCCGCCGGCCTGACTGACTGAACCCACGGGGCGGGAAACCGCCCCACTGAGGAGAACACCCATGATCCGCAAAAACGAACCGACCCCTTCGCTGGAAACCTCTGCCGCAAAGTTCTTTCACCCCAACAACATGCGCTTCGGTGCTGCTCGCATCCTGTGGGCGCAAGCCTGCACGCTGCGCAACGGCATGGCGCTGCCGGAAGGTTGGGTTCTGCCCGGTGGCCGGCGCACCCAAGACGCAGCCGCCGCAATGGCTGCCGCAGAATACATTGATCGCGTCAGCCGCTGAGGAGCAAACGTGCAAATTCCCAATCTAGCCGGAGTTGCCACGGACGATCTGGTGGAAACCATCGGCGCCGGCAGTTTCAAAGCCTCCTACATCAACTGGTCGCGCACCTTGCAGCTTCTGCGAGAACACGCGCCCGGTTGGCTGCCAGAGACGGTTCCCAATGCAGAGGGAAGCCTGCTGCATGCGGCGCCTGTTGGTTGTTATTTGCTGATCCGTTTCCGCAATGGTGAGCAGGTCACGCCCGCAGTCCCGCAAGCCGTCATGGATACGCGTAACGCCGCAATCCAGCGCGACAAGATCACGGCGCGCGACCTGACGGATACGCATCGTCGAGGCGTTTGCTTGGCGGCGGCTATGACGTTCGGCCTTGCTTACGAGCTATGGGCCAAGCTGCCGTTGGAGTCCGGTCACGAGGAGGAGAAAAAAGACGAAAGGCAAGAGCGCCGCGCTACTCCCAAACCGCCGGTAGCGCCGCCGCCGCCAAAGCCCCCTGTGGCACCGCCGCCGCCCGCGTCTACGGTAAGCGTCAACGCCCTGCTGGAGCAGATTGAGCTTGCCAGCACGATGGAGGGCCTAGAGTTGCTTCGCATTGACATCAACCGGCTACCAAAGGGGAGCGAAGAACGAAAGCAAGTCATTGAGGCGGCAACTCGTCGCACCAACCAGATCCGCGCCGAGGAGGGCACCGTATGAGCACCCCAGTGATGACCCAAGCAGAGGCGGCACTGCACTACCGCCTGCAGGCCGTGCAGGACATGTATGCCGTCGCTGACGACCGAGCCCGCACCGCCCGCGAGCACATCGACCGCCTGCTGGTGGCGATTTACGAGCTTTCGTTCCCGTTGCTGAGCCACCCGGAACACGGCAAGGCCGCCGGCAAGGCGCACGACATCGCCGCTGACATCGAAGACTGGTGGTTTGCCGAGGAGAGCGCCGATGACGACGAATGACATCCTGCTGACCGAGCAGGAACTTGCCGAGCGATGGCGCGTGGCCAAGCGCACCGTGCGCCACTGGCGCGCCAATCAGCGCGGGCCGGCGTTCATCCGGCTTGGCCGCACCCAGCAGGGGCGCGTGATGTACCGGCTTGCCGATGTGCTGGCCTATGAGGCTCGGCAGAGGAAGGAGGAAGCGGAATGAACACCTTGCGCGAAGCTGCCCAGCAGGCGCTGAAGGAGAAGAACAATGGCTGACAAACCCGAAGCCCTGCGGCTGGCTGATGCGCTACAACAGCAAGCTGTGTGGGAGGGGCATTATGGGCCGTCATACCTGCGCGATCTGTTGCCGGAAGCCGCAGCCGAACTGCGCAGGTTGCACGCGGTGAATGCCGAACTGCTGGGGGCGTTGAACAACATTGAAGTTTCAACCCACGACGCAATGACCGCAGCACTGGCCCGCGCCGCCATCGCCAAAGCAGAGGCCCAGCCATGAAACTCCGCGCCTTTCTGCGCGGCTTCGCCAACGGACTAGCACTGCTGCCGCTGTGGCGGTGGATTAGGAGAATGAGATGACCACATGGCACAAAGGACCGCCGCCCAGCATC